GGTGCAGTTCCCGGGGAACGCACCGACCAGGAAGTCTCCGACCGCCATGTTCGGCGTGGTGACGACAGGAAGTCCCCATAACCGCATCAGCCCGTCTTCCCGGGGGGCGCGGTCGTTCAGGACATAACTGCCGAAACTGGTTTTCATCATCTCGATTTTGGCCTCGTCGGTCGGATTCAAGATGATCGCGGTCGGGAAGTAAAACAGGTTCTCGATGTGGGTTTCCGCGATGTTCAGTTCGTCCATCGAGGTGAACGTGTTATTGGTTCCCGGGGCGGTCCAGAATGTCGCCAGCTTGGTGGCTTGCGGCATCAGGCCGTACAGGTGGCCCGCCGAATTGTCGCCGTACAGGATCTCGCGGTCCTCTTTCAGCATCACGAAAATATTCAGCTTCTGCTGAATCGTCGACATGATAAAGGGGACGTCGGACACCATCTGGCGGGAAACCTTCACGAACGAGGCGATGGTCCGCACGTTGGCGGTCGCCTCTGTGTACGTGACACCGGCCTGGAATTTCTTGTCCCCTTCCAGGACTTGGTAGTCGGCCCCAGGTGTCGCCCAGGTTTCCTTCACGTACTCGACCGCGTTGGTTCCGTCGAGCGGGACCACGGGGACCACGTCCCGCATCATCAGCGGCGGAAAGGGCTGCGGGACCAGCCCGTAACGGTACGGGAAGATCGGGAACCCGCCGACCGGCGGCGTAATCGTGGTCGGTCCACCTTCGATGATGGTGGCGGCCTTGGTGTAGTCGGGCCGCAACCGCCCCTTGACGGTGGTCTGCATCGCGAACCGCCCGTTAAAGGTACAGTTCTTGAACGCGTCGGACTCGACGACCATCTGGGCGATCCCCTTCGGTTCGTACGAGACGGACCCGGCACCCGGGGCGCGGCTGGTCCGTTGGGCAACGGCTTTCAACTGTCCTTCCAGGTCGGCTACCTTGGTAATCGCGGTGTTCGCGACAGCGAACAGGGCGTCGTGTTTCTTCGTCATTTCCACGTCGAGTTTCTCGACCTTTTCGCGGCAATCGGAATCGGTGTAACCCCTGGCATCGCGGATCGCGATTCCTTCCTTCACCGTGTCCATCCATTCGGCCCGAAGTTTCTGAAGGACCAGGGCGTCGTCGGCGGTTAGTTGCGGTTGTGTGGCCATCTATGATTTCTCCGTCTGCGCGGCCAGACCACGCAGGAATCTATGAGCGTTGGTGCCGTCGGGCGTCCCACGCGACGACTGTTTCAGTTCCGACGCCAGACGGAGTATCCGCTTGGAATCGGACCGTGAGAAATTACCGGCGTCCCGCAGGAACTTCTCGAAATCGCGGAAAGTTTTAACGTCACTGACGAACGCTTTCGGCTGGGCCGGGAACGGGGTCAGGGAAACTTCCCATAGGTCGATCTGGTTTATCTGGCGGACCCCGGCGGCGTCGTCCCATTCCCAATCGCTGGTGGTAAAGCCAATCGACAGGCCCATACGATAGCCGACCGCCGCCGCCCCCTTCAGCATCTGGTACGCGTCGTTCCCTTCCCGGGTCCCGGTGATCAGTTGGCCGCTCAACAGCAGACCCTTCATGTCCTCGACCAGGGACGTGGAGAATCCCAGCGGTGGGGCGTCGAAATTGTGGTTGTACAGAATCGGGACCAGTCCCTTTTTATCGACGATGGTCTGGCCGAATGCGCCGGGAGCGATCCGGTCCCCTTGAAGGTCCTTCGCGTACGCGGCGGCGTAACCCGAAAACAGGCCGTCGTTCCCTTCGTCGGTCTTACATTCGAAGGGGAACGATTTGTACTCCATCACGGCGGCGTCGGTCGGCATAACTTTACTCCTGTGCTGGTTGCGGTTCAGAGGCTAATGGCGGCGTCGGTGTCGGCTTCGGCGGCGGCGGGGGCGGGGTCTGTTCCCCCGGTTCCGTCGCGACCATGTTCAGCGGCGTCAGGCGGGTATCGCCACCCTCGAAAGTATTCATATCCTCGCTGGTCAGAATGTCGTTGGCACTGAGCCAGCCCCACTGCCGCCCGACCGCGTAACTGTCGTATCTGGTCTTGACGTCCCCCCGCTCAAATGCGTTCAGGTTGAACCGCCACGTGACGTTGGGTTCGGGGACCAGGGTCTTATCGACCCCTTGTTCCAGGCAGCGGACGTACGGGTACAACGTGTACCGGACGAACTCAATCGACTGCTGCTCCACGCTGGCGTAGGTCGGCTTATCCATTGCCCCGATCAGGTGGGGCGGGACCCCGAAGATTCTGGCGATTTGTTCGACCGAAAATTTCTGTTCCTCGATGTACTGAAGCTGTTCGGGCGGGATTCCAATCGGGGTATACTTCATACCCTCTTCCAGAATCGCGACCCGGCCCGCGTTACCCGGCCCGCTGTGAATGTCGGTCCACGAAGCGCGGATGCGGTCGTGTTGGGCCTGTTTCAATTGGCCGGGATATTCCAGGACCCCGCCCGGTTGGCCGCCGTTGTTGTACAACGCGGTCGCGTACGTGGTCGACGCGGTTGCCAGACCGAACGTCATCTGGTGATACACCAGGACCGGCAACCCGAAGTAGCCGTCGAGGGTGAACATGCGGAAGTGAATAATTTCGCTGTCGGTGAAGATGGTCTGCCGTCCGATGGAGTCGTAATAGTAGTAGCTGATGGTCCCGTCCCCGTTGATGACCATCGTTACCCTGGCCGAATTCAGCGGCCATAATCCGACCACCTCCCCGTTGAGCCGGTCGACCCAGGTAAACGAATTCCCGTACAGCATCAGCCCTAGCAAGGTCGGCTGCAACCATTGCTGCATGGTCATCATGGGATTCGGGGACTGGGTCAGAAGCGGATACAGGGAATCGGTCGCGGCCTTTTCCTTCCCGGCGTCGGTGATCCGTATCAGGTCAGTCGGCAGGGACGCCAGGGAAGTAGAGATCAGACGGCAACAGCCCCACACCGCCGCGCTGGCCAGGGCCGCGTTGGCGGCGGGGTTCCCGTACATGGTCCCGGCCATCGTGGTGATCGGACCGGCGGAAGAACTGAAGGTCGGACCGCCGCCGCCGGTATTGAGCGGGGTCCCCTGGATTCCTTTTAACCCGGTCGGCTCGACCGACGCCGCCGTCAACGCAGCTGGGGGGCCGGTGGACCCGAAACCAGGCAGCCGGTCGAAGACCCGTTGAATCAGATTGCCCATAATCCCCTGTCCTCGTATGACTTGCTCGACCCGGTCCGATACATCCCCCGGTGAATGACCATCAACAGGCTAACCACGCCGTCGATTTTCTTTTCTTCGGATTCCTTCGTCGGCTTCATCAGGTCCCCGCTCCGCTCGACCTTCAGGTTCGCCATCATCCAGCTAAGAATCGGGTCCCCGTCATGGCGGATTTGCTGACCCAGGACCAGCCCCTCCAGTTCGATCATCGCCGGGTGCATATTCGGCGCAGATTGGCGGACTTCGACGGGTTTCCGCAGACCGGCCTTTTCTATGTCGTTCACCAGCGGCCCCGCGTGATACGGGTCCAGGGCGATGTCCTTCACGTCGAACCGGGTGCAAAGGTCCGCCAGATTGGCGATGATGTAATCGAAATCGGTGACGTTCCCCGGGGTCGCGGTCAAGCGGCCCATCGTCTCCCAGGTCTGGTAGTGGCCGTTTTCGGCGCGGTTCACGGTGTCTTCGGGCAAGTAGTAATACCCGAACACCGCCCACTTGTCCCTGGACGGGGTCGGCGGGAATCCGACCACCATCGCGGCGATATCGTTCCGCCACGCCAGATCAATTCCCACGTAACAGGATTCCCCGGCGAAATCTTCCAGGTCCAGGGTATCGTCCCCGCATTTCTCCCACGCTCCCGCCGGTAGCCATGTAGTGGCCGCGTTAATCCAGACGTTCAGGTGTTTGGTCAGGAACGCGGCCTGATCGCTGGCCATCTGCATGGCCCGTTTCGCGTCCATCCGCATCCCTTCGGGGCGGACGCTGATTCCGTAATTCGGGTTGGCCTTGATCCAGGATTCCTCGATCCAGGGATCGTCCCCGGGGTCAATGGTGTAGATCATCCCGAAGTACGCGTCGTCTTCGATCCGCCCTTGCAGAATGTCGATGACGTAATTGTGCTGGTCGTAGCAGACACTGGCCCGATTGGTCCCCGCCGTCGTGATCGCCCATATCAACGGTTGAAGCCGGGACCCGGTCGCCGTCGCCAGGACGTCCCACAGCCCCCGGGTCGGGTGGGCGTGAAGCTCGTCGACCAACGCCGCGTGAAGGTTCAGCCCGTCCAGGTTCGAATGTTCGGCGGACAACGCCTCAAACTTCGACTGGGTCTGCATCTGGACGATGGTGTGGGCCAGGATCTCAATCCCGAACCGGGAACAGTAACCCGGCTCCTTCCGCGCCATCCATTGGGAATCGGTGAAGACCAGTTTCGCCTGTTCCCTGGTGTTCGCCGCGCTGACGATATGTCCCCCGTGTTCCCCGTCGCACGCCAATAGGTACAGGCCGATCGCGCTGGTCAGGGTCGATTTCGCGTTCTTCCTGGGGACCTCCACGTACGCGACCCGGAACCGCCGCGCCCCGGTCGCCGCCGCTTTCCACCCGAAGACGTTGGACACGATGAAACACTGCCAGTCCTCGAGCGAAATCCGCCGCTGTTCCTTCGCCCAGTGACCGTGAATGTGGGGGAAATGCTGGATCACGTCCAGGACCCGTTCCGCCGCACGTTCGTCGAACTGGAACGGCTGATCCTTCCCTTTCCAGCGGTCGAGGTCTTTCAGGTAACGTTCGGCGGCAAGGCGAACCCACTGGCACGCGGGGACGCGGTGACCGACCACCGCCAGGGCATAGTCCGTTCCCCGGGCCACGTTGGGGCACGTCCTGGTCGCGGTCGCTGGCACGTGTTTTCGCTAGGTAACGGTCAGGGCAAAGGTCAGGAAGAACAGACCGGCTCCGATCAGGTTCCCCCTGGTCCAGGCGACTCCCAGTGCCGCCAATAGGAAACAGATCAGAGCCAGAATCATCAGGACCAGTTTCAGGTTGATCATAGAACCTCCGTATGGAAAAACCGCTTCCGACAGGCGGCACAAGGGACCACTTGCTCCACGAGGATCGCTTCGTCCTTCACCTTGAACTGGTAAAACAGGCCGGTCGGCGGTGTCCCCCAGACCCTGAACAGATGGCCGCTGTACTGTTTCCCTTCCACGGTCAGGACGTCCCTTTCCAGGTCGTAGGAGAACTGCAGCGGTTTGTGTTCCTGGTCGGTCATCCCGCTCCTTCGACGTCGTCCCAGCCGCCCGCCGCGTGCAACGGCTGGTCCCCCATGATGATTCGGGTCCGCGAAGCGGGACTGAATCCCAGGTGGTCGACGGCCCGCATCATAATCAGCGCCTGTTTGTTCACGATGGGAAGGAACGGGGACTGGATCGGCAACCCGGTGTTCGGGGCTTTCACCAGTAACCCGACCTTGCGGACTTCGGCTAACGCCTGACGGTGCAGGACGTGGGCCGAACACCATGTCTCCAGGACCGCCGAGTCAATTCGTTTCAGCAGACCACGGGGGGCGTTGTCGATCGCGTACTTCCAGACTTCCCGCAGGTCCCCGTCGAAATGTTCGGGCGGGTCCGTCAGGTCCCCCACCGGCATCGGCTCCCGGGGGTTCGGGGGTTTCTTACTTCGTTTCCCCCGGATAATTTTCAGGTGGGTCGGCATTGGTTTCGGTCCCGGCATAATCAGATCCTCGAGTGGGTCAGCTGGATTGCCGCGAAGAATTCCCGCCGCAGTTCCCCGTTTTCCCTGAACAGTCCAAACATCGCGGACGTAATGAACGTCGCCCTGGATTTCCGCGCCCCACGGCAGGACAGGCACCCGTGGGTCGCCTCGATCACACAGGCCGCCCCCTTGGCGGAAACGTGTTCCATGATGGCGGTCGCGATCTCGTGACACAGCCGCTCTTGCATCTGAAACCGGCGGGCGTAACAGTCGACCAGCCGCGCCAGTTTCGACAGCCCGACCACGTGGGTATCAGGGACGTACGCGATATGAGCTTGACCGCTGAACGGCATCAGGTGGTGTTCACACAACGACACGAATTCAATGTCTTTCAGGATCACCAGATCGTCCCCGGGCGCGGGGAACCGGGACGCCAGGATCGCTTCGGGGCCGACCTCGTAACCTTCGGTCATTTCGTACAAAGCGCGAATCACCCGGGCCGGTGTATCGGCCTGGACTTCCGGGGATGTGGGATAGATCCCCAGGACCCGCCGCAGACCGGCCTCTAACGCGACAAACGCGTTGTTGTCGACCGTCGCCGGGTCGGCTACCGCAAATTCGCGAACGCCATCTTGTGATGCTGGACTGTCAACCGCCATTGCGGATTGTCCAGAACTAGTTTGATGCACCATTGAATCGTTTCCTCGTTGGTGTGACTGGCCGAAAACAGCGGCGAAATCAGGTAGTGTTTCGCGGCCAGCTTCGGCCTGGGGATCGCCTGACCGACCCCGCGAACATACTTCAATTCGTCGACCCGCGAAAGTTTGATGGCGTGTTCGGCCACCTTCGGGGAACAGGTGATCCAGTCGATACTGGCGACGGGGTCCACCGTCCCGTTGGTTTCACAGGCGACGAACCAGCCGCCCTGGTGAAACTGGTCGACCAGACCGACGTCGGCCTGGAGCAGGGGTTCGCCCCCACAAAGCAGGACATCGCGTATCGGTCCCCTGGTCGGCCCGTTATCCGGGGTCCGTCGGGCTTCGGGGACCTGGACCCCGTCCCCGTTTGCGGACACCGCCGCCAGCTTGTTGCACTGGTCGACGATCTGTTCCGCCGTCAGGTCCGTTCCCGATTCATACTCCGTATCGCAGAAATTACAAGTCAGGTTGCACAGGCTGAACCGGACGAACACGTGCGGGATTCCATACCGGACCCCTTCGCCGTGGATCGTCCGGTATATCTCGTTAACCTTGTATCGCCGCTCCGACATGTTCCCCTTCAATGTTCAGGCCATTCGCGGCCATCGCGACGGCACGTTCCTGGCAGGAATCACACCGCCCGCAGTGGGGGACGGCGTTGGTGTAACACGAGTAGGTCTGGCTGTAGTCGACCCCCAGCCGCAACCCTTCGGCCACGATCCGGCCCTTGTCGGTCGCCGCGTACGGGACGTGGATCTCTGGGCAGTAATTCCGGCTGGTTCCCGCCCTGGCCGCTTCGGTGAACGCCGCCGCGAATTCCATCGTGTCGTCGTAATACTGGCCGCTCAACAGACCGTTGCACCCGGCGTAAATATCCTCGATCCCCAGGGATTCCCCCATTCCCACCAAGTACGCGAAAAAGATTCCGTTCCGAAACGGGACGTACGATGGCGGGGTCCCGCCCTGGTTGATCTCTTCCACCGTCCGGTCGGTGGGCAGTTCACGGGATAATGATGCCGCGATCAAAGCGCAGTTGGACGCCGCCGGTCCCAGGTCCAGGGGAATCTCGTAATGGATCAAGGCTCCATACCGTTCGCTGTTTCCCGCCGCGACTGCCAGTTCGTGACGCAGGGTCTGGCCGTAATCGAAAGTAACCGTGATCACGGCGGACCCACGGGACCGGACCCTGGCCAGGACGGTCGTCGAGTCGACCCCGCCGCTCAGTAGGACCAGGGCGTCCGCACTATGCCGCATTTTTCAGTTCCTCCATTTCCCGCCGCCACCGGAACTGGATCTCCGATTCCAGCCGCAGATAGTGAGCGATTTCCCCGTACTGGTCCCGGCAAACGCTTCCTCCGGTCCCGTACAACGTGGCCCCGTTGAACGCCGCGTAATGGGCGAACGACCGGGTCGTGTATTCCCAGGACGAAGCGTCGACCGAATGAAACGGGACCGACCGCAGTAACGGAGCCGCGACCATCGCCAGACCGTGGATCTTTTTCGGCCAGACCGCCGCGAAAACGTCCTTCACCCAGGCCAGTTTTTCCTTCATGTTGACCCGGACGGCCCCGCCGATTCCGACCTTCGGGTAATCCCGGGCCAGCCCCCGCAGAACGTCGAAGGGTTCCCCGTAATGGAACGTGGGAATCGCCGGAATCCCCGCCCCCCAGAGCTTCCTGGTGTTCAGGTCCGACGCCCGCCAGTCTCCGATCACGTCCAGGGAAAATACTTCGGTCAGTCGCGGGTCCCGCTTCAACCATTCCCGGCAGAACATCAGGTATCCGGCGATCTCGATCTTCCGCCCCGAATTGTGGGCGCTGAACGCCCCCGAATCCAGGACCCAGTCCCGGTAATACAGCGGCCCCTTCCGCCGGGTGGCGTCGAAGCGGTCGAAGTAAACGTACGACACCAGCAGGGATGGCCGTTTCCGTTCGGGATGGCACAAGGTCGCGGGCATGGTGTCGGGCGAAACCACCGCCATCCGCACCGCCGGGTAGATCAGAGCCGCGCCGTCGCCTTGCAATTTTCGGTTTCCTCGATCGTCACTTCCACCGCCAGAACCCCGGTTCCTTCGAACAGGTCGGCGGCGACCACGTGCAACAGGTACTTGGCCATGTTCTCAGCGGTCGGATTAAACGGGCACGGGAACCCCCGGTACTTTCCGCCGCCGAATACCCCGTCCATCTCCGGGTCTTCGGTGAAGTACAGGAACGCGTGGTCCCAGTTCTTCTCGATCCACCCGCCGACCAGGGACTTGATCACCCCGAAGTCGATCACCCGCCCGATCCCGTCCAGGTCCGCCGCCGACGCCGTGATAAACGCCGCGTAGTTGTGCCCATGAGGGTTCGAACACTTGGACTCGTGGCCGTAAACCCGGTGGCCGGCACAAAATGTCAGTCGCCGCTGAACGGTCATCGCACAGAACCCGGGGACCACCACCGTCGCAGGTTCGACCTTCGCGGTTTTAAACCAGCGGGTCGCGTCCTGGATCAGTTCCGTTTCGTTCATTGGTACGCTTCGGCCAGGATCAGGACCGCGTCCCCTTCGGTCAGCCCGTCGTTGGCCGTCTTCGTTCGCGCCCGACCGACGGCTTTCATAAATTCCCGGTACTGGTGCGGGGTCAGGTTGATACTGTGCCCCTGCCCCTTCGGCTCCGTCTCCGTTCCCCTGTCCCCTTCCCGGGATGCGGGCGGGACCCAGTGAGCGGCTAACAGCGGCTCCAGTTCGTACGATTCAAACCCCGTCAGGGTCAGGTCGAACGCCGCCGCCTGAAGGTCCTGCAGTTCAGCGGAAACCAGCTTCCAGTCCCAGCCCCCGCGTTCCGTCAGCTTGTTGTCGGCCAGAATGTACGCTTTTTTCTGGGCGGCAGTCCATCCCGCCGCGACGATCACCGGGACTTCGTCGTATCCCAGTTCCCGCCCGACCAACAGCCGCGCATGACCGGCCAGGACCCCGTCGTGTTCGTCAATCAGAATCGGAATGGTCCACCCGAACTCCATCATGCTGGCCCGAAGATCCCGTAACTGACCTTCGTCATGGAGCCGCGCATTTTTCTCGTACGGTCGTAAAT